ACTTCTTTGTTTAATATAGCGATCAATCCCCAATCACTTAATAATTGAGCAATTGTATTTCTTCTCTCAGCGTCATTATCAGAAAAATTTGCTTCTTTACCATCTAAAGCAAACAACTCTTTAAAATGCACTATAAAATATCTTCCTTGTTTATGTAATATGTGACAAGATTGAAATAATTTTTTATCTTTTCTGGATGCCACACCTATTCGTGTAAGTGTTTCCCTGACTTTGAGAAAGTCATCAGGTTCTTTCAATTGTACCTCTAGCATTTTTTCTGGATGCCAGATATTATCTAATTCATTCATTTGGTCCCACCCTTAAATAATTTTTCTTTAATCAGTTTTATTTGATCCTTGGTGAGTATATCAAGAGCGGACTTTGCTTTATCATTACTATATCCATAATACTCTTTTACACACTCAATATCTTTTAACTTATTCGCTCTCAAAAAAGGACTAAACCTTTTCTTTGATCTAATACTATTTAGTAGAAACTGAAATTGCATATCTTTATCAACAAAGTGATTACGATTCATTTCGTTTACAAGCATTATACAATCTTGAAAGCCAGATAATATCTTATTGACTATGAAGGAAGGATATTTCTTTTGCCATAATTTATCTTCAGAATCCATTAGATTCTTTTTACTAAAGTTTATGGCGTTAAGATAATCTTTTAACTCATAACTCATTTATATACCTCTTCAATTCTTTATCTTCCACATCTTTAGGTATCTCATTCTTATAGAATATTCTATAACTATCACTACCATATTTACCTATGCCGTGTAAATCCATAGCGTCTTTACGATTCCAAGATAGGAAATCTACACTCATTAATCTTATTCTCTTTGCTCTAACCTTTGACATACCAAGAGGCCTTAGCATTCTCTCTTGTGTCTTATATCTACCTCTAATAAAAGCAGTTGCGTTAGGATATCTTTTAAATAATTTAGGTAATAATTGTTTTACCTGTTTTCTATATGTGAGATTTAGACATATGACACCTACCATATGTTGCCATACACTCTTGACCTGTTGTTGTACCATTAAACTATCTATCATTAAAAAAACTTATCTAATGAATTTGTTGAAGTATTAAACTTTTCATCAATCCAATCTTTTTTATCAACCCAAAATAATCTCTCTTTATTTGGATGTATATCTTTAACTAACGGTCTGTTGTAATTTATATCATTATTTTTTTTAATCATATTATCTTTATCATCTTTTTTTCTAAAAACTAAACAATATTCGTGAGTTTTTAAACAATTTAAATTTACTATCGCCTGTGTATATAGAGCGTGTCTCTTTGCAGGACTCATTTCTAAAATTATCTCGTCATGAAATATTAAATGCTCTTTCAATATGTTTTTAGTATCGCTACAAAAATCATATAACTTACCATCTATTCTAAAGTTTGCCAACACCACAACAAAAAAACAACTTGGTTTTAATATCTTAATACTTTTTTCTAAAATAATTTTATAAGTTTCTAAAAACTCCTCATATGTTTTTATGTCTGTTAGTTGACCATCAACACTCTCATATTTTTCTATATTGTAATATGGTGGACAAGTCATTATCATATCAGCAACATCACCGTGTAAATGTTTATCAATATCTTCGCTACTGCTATGGATTAATTTTAACTTACCTAAACTTCTTTCCTTTTTAAGAATATTATATTGTTCCTCTGCTTCTTGTAAATTATCTTTTATGACATCAAACCCTACATAATTTCTTCCTAATAGTGTTGACACTAATGGTCTTGAACTTCTACCTGCAAAAGGATCCACAATAAAGTCATCCTCTTTAGACCACATTTCAATTATTCTTTTTGCATATTCAGAATTGAACTTTGATAAGAAAGAACCTCTTCCGCTTTTAATAAAATCCTCGTGAGTTTTTTCAGCGTTGTAATCATAAGACTTGATATCATTTACAAGTTTATCTATGTTATTACCTCTGCTATATTCCCAATAAGATTTAGGTTCATAAGAGAGCTCGTATAGTCCTTGTTTTCTTAATCGCTCTATGTAATCTGTCATTTAAACTTGACCTGTGACATCAACTCGGTTAGACAAGCGACTAAATTAATCTCCTGGTCAGCGACAAAGGCTGACTTGTATTGATAGTCAGCAATAATTAAAACAGCGTGAGGTATTGTGGATGGTTCTAAACTCTGATATAGTGTATCATATATCTTTCTAAAAATCTTAACAGGATCATTGTCAAGGTTATTGACTACCCATTTTCTCATATCACTAAACTCTTTATTCTTTAAATGTGTTAGCAATGATTTTAGGTTTTCATCTGATACGTTTACAAGAATACCAGCGTCTATTGTGCCACTTACTGAATACCTTTGTAATTCATTTATTAGTTTTCTGAAATCAGGAAAGTGCTTCTTAATTAATTCAGCAAGGACCTTCTCCTCATAACTAATATTTTGCTCTTTTAAAATATAAACTGCTCTCTCAAATAATTTAGTTGCAAGTTTAGGTTTATCTTTTGGATTTACCTTGAACTCTATATTTGAAAATCTACTATGTAAAGGTTCTATGATTCTATTCTTAAAATTACAAGTAAGAATAAATCTACAATTCTTATGAAACTCCTCTACAAATCCTCTCATAGCAGGTTGTGTCGATTGAGGATTAAGATAATCTGCCTCATCTAATATTACAACCTTCTTGCCACCAGATAGTGATACTGTTGACGCAAAGTTTTTAATCTTATTTCTTAATACGTCAATACCACCCTCTTCGGATCCGTTAATCATAATCCAGTCACAATTTAATTCTTCACATAATGCTTTCGCAACTGTGGTCTTACCTATACCTGGTGTGCCTGAAAATAATAGATTAGATAATTCACCCTTTTTGATAAAGGATGAAAATAAAGTTTTTAGAGAATCAGGTAATATACAATCTTCAATAGTCTTTGGTCGATATTGCTCGACCCACAAAAAATCTGTATTCATTACAGACCTACTTTGTTATTGTACTATCTGGTTCTAAAGCAATCCAATATTCGATTGGTAACTTCTTATTCTTAAAATGTGAGATTGATTTTGATGATACAGAGACATCATAATCGCCATCAAGCATTTTCATATTCTCTACTTTAAAATAGAAAGTATAATCTGCTGTAGCGTTTTGTCCTACTGTGATATCAAAAGAGTTTGATGTATCATTCTTCTTATCACAAACTTTTAAAACAATATCACCACCTTTTGTACCTATCAACGCAAGGTCAGGAGATTTTAATATCGCAGCCATCTTCAATAACTCTTTATAGTTTGATTCTGTCAAACTAAAAGTCACATCAGCGTCTGGCATATTAACTTCTTTTTGTGGCGATACTATTACTGATGGATCAGAATAGTAATACTTAACTTTTGATTTACTACCTTCAGATGATATTGTCAGATACTTATCCTTCAATATCAATTCTGGTTTTGAGAAACCAGATACTGCTGATAAAAATTCGTTTAGATCATATATGCCAAACTGATTTGTAAAACTATCAGAAACTTTTGCTCTGGCAAATATATTTCTCATTGTTGAGATTGTAGATAACTCATCGCCTTGCTTAATTAATATATTAGTATTAATACCTGCAAAGTTTTTTAGAGTATCTATTGTGTTTTGATTTAATTTCATAATATATATTCTTTCACTTTAATTGTTTTATAATAATTATACTTTATCACGATAGGTAAGTCAAGCAGGTGGCGAAAATAATTCGCCACCCTCTATTAGATTATTTAATGCTGATTGTTTTTGCTTTTCTGCTCTCTGGTATAATTCTCTCCAAAGATACTTTTAGCAATCCGTCTTTTAATTCAGCACCTTTAACTTCAACATCATCAGCGATTGTAAAAGATTTAGAGAACATTCTTTTAGCAATACCTTTATGTATTACTCCGTCCTCTTTTTTATCTTTTGCTTCTTTGACAATTGATTTGATAGTTAAGATACCATCTTCAACGGTAACATCAATATCTTTTTTATTGAAACCAGCAAGTGCTAATTCAACATCATATTGGTTCTCGCCAGTCTTCACGATATTATATGGTGGGAAATTAGGCACAGTAATATTGTCGAACTGGTGATCAAACATTCTCTCGAAATGATCGAACACATTGTCGAACCCTATGGTTACTGGTCTTAATTGATTAAAAATAGAAAG